ATTGAGAACACGACGAATCTGTTCTTCTGTATAAATCTCTTTACTTACCATCTTCAAAATCCTTGTAACGATAGTAACCCTTATCAAAGTCACATTGAACTAAGAAGTCTCCCATAAAACCATTACGGTTCTTTCTAAAAGCACACTCAATAATATCGCTATTACTAGCACGACCCAAAGCCATAACCCAGTCAGCATCATAGGCAATCTGTCTTGACCATGCTGTTTGTGCAAGTGTAGGAACAGTAGACATATCCTTTACATCGTCAGGTGTAGCAGATGAGATAGCGATAATAGGTACTTCTTCGCTAATAGCCATTAGCTTTAGTTCACGGGATAGATTCTTCATCTTTACCGTTTCATTATCAGCCTTCTGGTTTGGACTCATCAACTGAAGGTAGTCAACTACAACGAAGTCTGGCTTGTATTGATCTAGTTTTCCACGGATTACAGAAGGTGTTACTTCTCCACCAGAGTCATTTGAAATGATGTGGAATGGTGGACGACCTTCAAGTTTGTTTGTATGCCATTTCTTCATCATGTCAAGTTCAACTTCACCGTTTGATAACTTACGATGTGACCAAAGTCCCTCACCCATAATTGTGAATACACGGTTGCGAACTTCTGTCTCACTCATTTCAAGAGAGATGATAAGTGGTGTCTTGCCCTGTTTCCAGGCCTGCACAGCAAAGTAGAGAGCCATCCATGACTTTCCAATACCAGGGTATGCCAGAAAGACTCCTAGCTGTCCTGGCATGATTCCAGAAGGTAGATAGTTATCAAACCCTGGCAATCCTGTTTTGATTCCACGTTGTCCAAGAGCTTGCTGCTCTTTAACATTCTCAAAGTATGCAATTGCAGAGTCAAGGTCTGTTGCATCAATGTCACGAATAGAAGATGTATTTTTCTTTAGTGTAGATGTTTTAGTAATAAGATCTTCAAGTGCCTGAACACCTTGTCCACCCTGAACCTCAGTCGCTGCAGATCTTAGAATATCTTTAAGGCTATCATTTAGGTACTCAGTCTGTAACTCTTCAAGGTGATGCTTAGTTGCACCAACATCCTTAAGGACCTCAAAGTCTCTAAACTTTTCTACTACTAGAGATGAAGGTGGTACTGTTCCATTGTTCTCAGCATAAAGACGAATGAAGTTCCATACATCGTTATGAGTTCTAAGCAGTGTTTCTACGTTTGCTTGTAGCAATACATGAAGCTGCTTATCTTGTAATACCGCTGAAATTACCTTAGCTTCTGTATTATTCACTTAGCCACTCCTTTGCTTTAGCCCTACGTTGTTGTCTTTCTTTTATATCTTGCTCTACATCTAGTTTACCATTAAGAATTTTTTCTGCATTATAAGCAAAGTAATTCCAGCTTGCTTCTTGTGCAACAGAAAAATAATAATCTAGTAAGTCATAGCACTGTGACATGCCATAAGACTCAACAAGTCCATCTGCTGCCCATTGCTCTACGTTTAAGTTAAGAGATGGCTTTTGCCCATACTTTGCTGTATGTAATTTTGAGTATCTACTCAGCAAAGCCATACGGTCTTTGCGTTCTGCCATTACTCTGAGATTTCAGACTTTGCTTCTTGAATCTTCTCAGTTAGCTTATCTTCTACAAACTTATACACACGCTCAAAAGCTTCGTTTGTAGTTTCTCCGTCACGCTTGCTATCTACAATTCCTAGATCAAGTCTTAGTGACTGAAAGTTACCAAGATTAAGCGTATAGCCTAACGTTACATTTACCTTTGTTGGTTCATTTGTTACTACGTAATTGCTATTTTCCATTACCCCACCCATTTCATTGTCTTTCGTTATATAGTAATCATATCATAAGATTGGCCATGCTGCAACATTGGTAGCAGCATAGATTAATTAATAAAACATTATAACCCTATCATTTTTTTAGCATTCTCCAATGCTTTTTCTTGAGAATAACCTTTTTGAATATACTGAGATGTAACATCAATAAGCTGATCTTCTTTGGTATCTTCAAGATTCCATTTAACTGCCATGGTCTTAGAATCTGGACTATTAAAAAAATCAATCTCTTCTTGAGTTAAATCTCTTTCTATTAATTCTTGTAGTTCAACATTAAATTCTGTTATTTTCATTTTATGCTACCCCCCATAAATTCCATGTTCCACCTGTCCAGCTTTCTGATACTATTTGAAAGTTAATTGTATTAATTGCAGATGCTTGAGTAATTGTTCCTGATCCTTGAAATGTTTGAAAAGAAACTGATGACGAAATATATGATGGCAAAGCACCAGATACTACCATATCCCATTGTTTCGTTCCAGTACTATTTGCATTTCTTATGTGTAGTTTTCCTGAAGACCATCTATAAGTTAAATTTGGCTCTAATCCGCTTGATGTGCTTATCATATATGTACCACTAGTAGGTGTAACATAATCATTTCCTCCAGTAAAACCAGAAGCATTTCCGTTTACCCAGATTCTTGGAGAATTTCCAAGCAGACCATTATTACTAGAGCAAGTTGCTCCAGACCATGAAAGTATTAGCTCTTTATATGCTCCATTTAATCCAGTGAATGATGAAAAAAAACCTGATGTTGCTTGATATGTTCCAATAAGTGTCCATGGACCTGTTCCTGCACCAGCAGGACCTGTTTCTCCTGTGTCACCCTTGAGTCCTTGAGGACCTGTTGCTCCAGTGTCGCCTTTAACTCCTTGAATGCCTTGTAATCCTTGTTCTCCTTGAATACCCTGTAACCCTTGTATTCCTTGAATGCCTTGATCACCAGTATCGCCTTTAGGTCCTTCAATTCCTTGAATGCCTTGCTCACCCTGAATACCTTGAATTCCTTGGTCGCCAGTATCTCCTTTAGGACCAGGCTCTCCTTGAATTCCCTGTGGTCCTTGAGGACCAACAGCACCAAGTCTTACAACTACAAAAATAACTGAGTCATTGTTTGAGAAGATGTGTCCACCTTCAATATACTCTACTGGAATTTGGTCATAGCCAGTAAACTCAGTAGGTGATGCAGTTGCTTCCCACTTTTGATATTGAGAAGAATCTGATTGATTTTGAATAATAAGAATATCACCAGCATCAATAAGATGAAGGAATAAGTTAACATCGTCACCATCTCTATCAAGATGACTTGCAGAAAGAATAGTTCCATCAATTTGTCCAGCTGTATTCCAAATACCATGACCTGATCCAGGGTCTCCAGTAGTAGTTGTTGTTTTTACTGTGTAAGGGAAAAATGCAGAGGAACCCCCGTCGGCACCAGCAGGCCCTGTATCGCCAGTGTCTCCTTTATCCCCTTTATCGCCTTTTTCTCCTTGAATTCCTTGTTCGCCTTGAATACCCTGAATACCTTGAGGACCTTGATCACCAGTGTCGCCTTTAGGTCCTTGAACACCTTGTTCTCCTTGTATGCCCTGAGTACCCTGATCACCAGTATTTCCTTTTTCTCCCTGGATGCCCTGCTCACCTTGAACACCTTGTGATCCAGTATCTCCTTTATCACCTTTAATACCTTGAGAACCAGTATCTCCTTTTGGAATAGTAAAATTTAAAACAACATTGCTAGATGTTCCAGAGTTTGTTACAGAAGCTGATGTGCCAGCATTGCCAGTTGTTGTTGATCCAACGGTAATGGTTGCTGCAGCATCACCTTTATCACCTTTAGGTCCTTGAATACTTTGACCAGATGAGAGCTCAATAATTCCACTAGCCTGATATATATCTATGCTATTGCTATTTTGCACAACAACATTTGTTATTGAGTTTGCTGGTAATACCTCAACCACTAAATTGTTACTGTGAACATCTAAAATTACTGGGGTATTATTTATATTGACAATATCTGTCATCTAGTTACCTGTGGGGTTACAGTTATGCGACCCTGAACAAGACGTGTTACTACTGATGAAGATGTTATTTCAAGGTCATATACGTATTCACCTGCTGTAAGTGCTCCAGTCTGCGTTGCAGTGGCTGTAACAGCTATAGTTCCAGCTGTTCCACCTAATACTATTCCACTTCCAGAGGTTAGTGATAGAGCAGCAGATGCAGCATCATAGCTTGTTCTAAGTTGGAGTGCTGCAGTGTATCCAGTAAGGTTGATTGGAGAACCATCAGAATTTTTATAGGTAAATGTAATATTCCAGGTTGCTCCTTGATCAATTATCAGGTTTGTAGTTGCTGCACTCATTATTGCTCCTATTGGCTATATAAAATACTATTTTGAGATAATATTTTCCTTATTAAATTATATCATAGAATAGATCTATACCGTTTCGTTCCAAATAGGTATAAATCTACCGTCTTCTGTTCTGGTATATGTAAGTATACCGTCTCCCATGCGCCTTGTCAACTCTTGGCTTGTAGGTGTCATATTATTTGTTACCAGTTTATCTTTTCTTGGTTGACCTATGTGTATGCTTGCAAGAATAGCACGTATTTCCCTAACATGTGATTCAGAATAGTAGGATCTTACTTGCCAAGCCCTTTCGCCATTTAGCTTTGCACCGATTGGTGGGGGTATAACTCCTCGTTTAATTAAGCTTGGTATATACTTTCTATGCCTATTGACAAGCTGTGCAGTTTCTGATACACTATATGCACGTTCACGATTTTTTTTAAAATCAGCAAGTAAGCATGTTTCTAAACGATCTTTAGTTATATTATAAAATGTAACCATACCAGTAGAACGAGAACTATGGTATACCTTAACAAGATCACCATTGACAAACCATACCTTAACCTTACCCTTAATTACAGGTTCGTGATTGTATGCTTGGCTCTGGATTTTTCCTTTTGAAGTATCCATGTTCCCTCTTTAGTTGCTGAAGGTGGGTGATAAAATACTCTATTCCCACAAGAAATGCAAGATGTCTCTATATGGTCAACAGTTGTATACTGTCTATCTACAAAAACACGCCCACTGCATCTATTACAACTTAACATTATTTCCTTTAGGTTGACTTCTGCTTAGAAGTTTTTTCTTCAAGATTTTTAGAATATTCTTCTGCTGCTTTTTTCTTCTCTTCTTGTTCTTGAGAGTATTGAGTAATCTCAGCCCTCAGTATTGCTACTTGTGTTTCATAGTTTGAAACAAGTTCGCCAATTCTTTGCTGTAAAGCCATAATAATTAGTTCTGCTTTGTTTTCCATTTACCCCACCCTTTATATTTTTATGCTAAAGAATCTAGCTCATCTTGCAAAACTTGTTTTTTTGCTAATGAGTCTGATAATTGATTATTTAAAGATAAAATATTTTCTGAATTTGGAGTTGTAACTGCTTGCGCCTCTGCCAAACTTAAAATTAAATTATACTCTGAATAAGCAATATTCTTTAGATGCTGCTGTATAATTGCAGTCTTTTCTTCTACTGTTAGCTCTACTGTCATTTTTTCCTCCTTATATAGTATATCATATATTAGCCTTCTATCAAACTGTTTAATGTCTCTTTTAAGGCATAAATTGCTTGCTCTCTGTCTAATATATCTTGTGTAACCTGCTCAACCTTGCTGCTATTAGAAGATATCAGTATATCAAGGTTGATTTTTTCTAAAGATAGGAATGATTCATAAAAATCTATTCTCTTTCTTAGAAATTCTATTTTTTCCTCATTATTTATTGTCATTTTTTTCCTTAACTCATAAACCTAGTAAATACTGCAACTTGAGAGTCTCCTCCAGAATTTCTAGCAGACACATAAATTGTGTAGTCTCCAGAACCTTGCCACCCAGTTCCGTCATATCCTGGACGGAAAGTTGTTCCAGTATAAGTATAAGCATTGCTTGTAGTAAAGACAGTTCCAGCAGGACCTGTACAAAAAACAGAATATGAGGTTGGAGAATTTGTAAAAGACCAAGAAAATGTTCCACCAAGAGCAAGTGAATTATCTCCAGTTAATGATATTAAAACAGGAGCTGAAACAGCTGGTGCACTAGCTCTTGTTCCAGTTACTCCGCTTGACCACGATGATGCTCCAGCAGCACTCCTTGCACGCACATAGTATGTTCTGCTAGTTCCAGCACCTACCGAAGTGTCTAGGTAGCTGGTTGAGCTTCCTGGATAAAAATCTGGTGTAGAAGAGTCTGAAGGCACTGGACCATACCAAAGTTCATATGATGTTGCTCCAGATGAGGCATTCCAGGTAAGATTAATTCCATCAGTTCTTGTTGTTGTTGCTGCCAATCCAGTTGGAGTTGCTGGAGCAGCAGCTGGATTATTAACTGTAAAGCTTGCACTTGCAGTTGCACTTCCTGCACTATTTGTTGCTGTTACTACAACTCTCCAAGCAAGCGCTATAGAATTTTGTGCTATTGTTGGAGCAAATGTTGTTCCACTTGCAACTGGAACATAAGAAAAGCTGCTATTAAGATATTGCCAACTATATGTAAATGTTATTGGTGTTGTTCCACTCCAACCAGATGTTGATGCAGTAAAAGTGGTAGAACCAGCTGTTCCAGTTGTAGGGTTGACTGAAACAGTTCCTCCAGATGGTGGTGTTGCTGGTGCTGTGTAAGTAACAGATCCAGAACCAGTCCAATCTTTTACCTTATTTGCACCTGTTGCAGATACATTTGATGCTAATGTAACTCCAGATCCTCCCTGATTAATTTCTGGATAAACAGTTACACTTCCAACTGTAAAAGTATTAGCACTTGTACCAATTAATGCTTGTGGATTAGTTGCTGAAGAGTTTCCATTTAAAGTCTGTATTCCTGGCACACCACTTACAGTATATGAAACTCTATAGCTTTGAGCTCCAGATTGTGTCCATGTTGCATGAACTGTTTTTGATGTATTTATAGCTCTAATAGTTGCATGTGCTGTTCCAGTTGATATGACTGTAAAATTTCCACTAGTTAACAAAGATGATGGATCTGTTGGAGATGATCCTCCAGAACCAGAACCAGCCATGGAATATAATCCTGCTACTGATGTATTTGATCCATTTACCCATGAAACAGAACCAGTGTTAGATGGTGGGCTATTAAATACAGATATACTAGTTGCAGTTGTAGGATCTGGCGTAGTATTGGAAACTGAAATACCACTTATTGTTGGGTAAGTATATGTGATTGTTCCTGATGCAGAAGTAGTGAAGTCTTGAGTTGCTCCCAAAGTTACTTGAACTTCTGGTGTAATTGTAAAGTTTCCAATACTAGATCCAGTTGGTTGACCAGAATTTTGATTTTCATATTCATACACAATAACCTCCATAACTCTCACAGTTGCAGAAGCAGCATTAACTATTACAGATACAGAAGATGCAGAACTATTTCCATTAACTATATAGTCAATAAATCCTCCTGGAGCTATTGTTGATGTAACCCTATATGTCAACTTATAGCTTTGTGCATTTGTTTGATTCCATGATATTGTTGCCTGTGGCAATGCCTTTTGAACAACTGTTGCTGTGATATTTGCAGTTCCAGTTGCTGCTGACATTAAGAATGATGATGACTGAGTAGATCCAGAAATAGACTTATTTAAATCACTACCGCTATAATTTCCGCTCCAATAAATATCTGATGTTTGTACTCCAGATCCATTTGTCCATCCAATAACTGCTGTTTGAGATGAGCCAGTACCTGTTTTAGAAAATGTTATATTTGATGCACCAGATAGATTTGTTGTTGTTTGTGCTATTGCAACATTTGTACGATTAAGGTTGGCAACTGTAAGATTGTTAACTACTATTGAGCTATCGGGATTAATCCCATCAGAGGCTGTTAATGTTGCACGATATGTTCCAGACTGTGATATTGATTCAACAACATTAGTTCCTGTTTTTGGAGTTAAGTTTACAAAATTTGTTTGCAAATAACTTCCACCAGACTGAAGTCTTTCAACTTTTAATGTTATGGTTGGAAACTGATTATCTGATGAAACAACATAAGAGTATGTTATTTTTGATACTCCTCCAGTTGCTGTAAAAGAAGTAACGCTTGGTGGTGCATAATCAACGAACAGTGTGTTTGATATAATTGGCAACTCAGATGTTGCTTCTAAGTCATCTACGGCAAACACCTTACATCTAATATCTTTTTGAACAAAAGAACTCATGTTGTTTGAAATTGATGTAGCTCCAGATATATCTGTCCATGTTCCATTTAGTAGTTGTTGCCATTGATAAGAATAGCTTTCTGGCGTACTAGACCATGTTCCATTATTTGTTACAGTATATACATATGATGTTGCTGACTGTCTTGCAATTGTAGCAGTACCTGCAGTTCCAACTAAAGCACTTTTACTTATGTTGACAGTATTACTAACCTCTGTTTTAGTAGTGTTTGTAGCTGAGTCTGTTCCCCTAACAACAAATCTAAACCATTTACTTCTTACCGTTGTAGAAAAATTAGCACTTGTTATTGAAAAAGTTTGTGTATTTGAGTTTCCTGTAGTAGGATTAGCGATGGTTGCGTACGACATTAAATCTGTCCATGCAGAATCATCAGTAGTGTCAGTTAAAGAATACTGAAATTTATATGAAAGAGTTGAAACATTTTCCCAATGGTAGTTTTTTCCAGTAAGTGTTGATGGCCAGGAAGCACTGCTTTTTGTTAACTCTAATGGAAAATCTATTGTAGGACCTGCAGATGGCCAAAACTGTGCCCACTCTGTTGCAGTTTTTTTAATCCATGCTTTTGTAACTGGTACCCACTCTGTTGGACTTTTCTTAACCCATATCTTTGTACCAGGCACCCATGTGCTAGCATCTTTTTTAGTCCATAAAGCCATACTAGAAGTCTATCAGTAAATCGCCAGCATATCCAGTATCTGATGTTGGTGTGCTAGTTATTCCAGATCCTCTATAATAAACTCCCATACCAAGCATAACCTGTCCAGTTACTGGGTCTTCAATAAGCATTCTAGATCGTGGATATCTTCCTAGTGGTGGAGTATTTCTATAATTACCGCCAGATCCAGCATCAGTCATATCTAAGTCTCTTTGTACCTGAATACCAGTAATTACAACACCGTAAGTTGGATCTAAAGTAATCTTTGATGGGCCCTCATACGCTGAAACTCCGCCTACTGGAAATGCACCACCTTGTCCAATTCCAGATCCTACAACCACCTGATTACTTCCTTGAAGAGTAATTGTAGAATCTGTTCCAACGTTTACAAATGTATTCGTTGCTGAGTTTATTTTTATTCCTGATGAATCAAACTGTTGATAAACATTACTAGATATTTGCGTTCTAATACCAGATGAATCAAACTGTTGATAAATGCTGCTAGATACCTGAGTCTTAATTGCAGAAGAAGTAAACTTTTGCCAAATATTTGCCGTTGATGCTATTTCAATATTTTGTGACCCTACAGTTCCATCAATATTTATAAATACTGTTTCTGCTGCAGTTAGTTTAATCTTATTGTTTGTAAATGCTGCCCAAGCTCCATAAGTTGTTGTTGGTGAATATGGTGCTCCAGATTGTTTTGCTGTGTAAAACAACATTGATGGTGTACCACTTGCAACTGCTGGCATAAGGTTAGTGCCCGTTAGTGTTGCATCTCCACGGTCTAATAATAGACCTAAGTCTGGACTTACAGAAAGCTGGATACCAGTATCTGTTGCAGTAATAAAAGGCTTGCTTGATCCAGTGCTAAAATAGTCCCATGCTCCAACAAACATTCCTGTTCCAGTTGTTGTATTTCCCCAATAATCTTTATAGCTAGAACCAGCAGAGATATATGGTCCATTGACTGGTCCAGATGAAGCTATCTGTTTTCCAGTTGACCAAGGCTCTGTTAAGCTTGGACTAGTTAAATAAATATTGTTATTTCTAGGAACTAAATAAGATATTGGCGCATTTGATCCTGCTGTCTTTAAAGACATATATCCATGTTCGCCATCCATGGTCATTGTTCCTAAAGCACCAACGCTTGAAACAGTTCCAGTAATCTTAGCATTTGATGCATATAGATTTCCAGATAATGTTACTCTAAATGCATTAGATGTTCCTGTTGCTCCTCCGCTACCAGCCCAAAATACGTTTTCTGCTCCTACTGGAGTTCCATTAATATCATCTACTGGTGTTGACCCAGTTGAAACAACTGGACCATTAATTCCAGAAGTATACGATGAAACGTTTTGTGAGCTCACAGAAATATTGCCAGCAGTTGCATTTAAAGATATGTTTGCAGCACCAGTTCTTGATATGGAAGTTTCATTTACTTTCCATCCACCAATATCTGCAGCAGTTGTTTTAAATGTTGAACCATCAGCAAGTGGTGTTGAGTACATTTGTGTGTAACTGCTAGAGCTGTTACCAAATGCTGAAATTGCATCGTTATCAAATATAACTCCAGCTACGCCTGGTGCTGGTACTGTTCCTGTAGTTTTTGGTGAATATAAAGAGCCACCAGACTTTATTATTACATTTCCTAAAAATTCTCCAGAGTTTGCTTTAATAACACCCTGTATATTAGCAGAGGTGGCAGTGAAAGAACCATCATTATTAACAGTAAATAGTCCTCCTGCAGTAATAAGAGGATCTGTTCCTCCATTACCAAGTATGGTAATTTCTCTTGCTGTTACTTCACCTGCTGGAGTTACTGTAAACTTAGCAGTTTCATTGCCACCACTTACTGTGCTACCTGCCCAGAATGCGTAGTCACCTGTTGCTGATAAGCCAGTATAGGATGTTGGTGGACCAGATAAATCATTTTCAATCTTTGTATCAGTAATGTTCCAGTCTGCTATTTGTGCTCTCTGTGTAATAAATGTTGGAGTACCAGCGTCTGCATCAGATAATATTTGTGTGGTCTGGACTCCATCTGCATCATATGCAAATATTCCACCAGTTTTAAACAATGTTCTGTTGCCTGAGTTATAGTTAGCTCCTGCATAAATAACTCCATTAACACCAAACGTTATTGGATTTTCAAAAGATGTAACTATTCCAGCATCTAATGGTGTTGTGCTATTATTTGATTGATTTGAATAACTAGATCCATTATCAAAATCATCATAATAGCGAACCTTTACATATACTGGCGTATATACTGTATCAATAATTACTGCTGGATTGGCACCTGCATAAACAACATCATCATCATTTGTTGGATCTGAAAGCCAAGGAGTATGCTTAGCATAAACTTCCATATATGTAGCACCAGTAGATGATTCATAGTTAGTTCCAAAAACTGAGTACCCATTTGTTAATGGAGTAAGTGAAAAAGTTGGAACAATTCCAGTAAGTGGGTTTGCTCTTTGTGGAACATTAAAAGATACTCCACCAGTTTTATTATCATTAGAGTCAGTGCTTTTTAGTAATCCAGTAAATGAACTGTAGTGTTGGCCAAACTGTTCAAGAAGATCTCTCTTTGTAATTGTTGCTGTCTGACTTGTTCCAGGTGCGGTAGGAAATCTATAAAAATAACCAACAAGTGAGTTTGTAGATGTGAGGGCTATCTCCACTCTAAACGCTGGATCAGTTGATGGTAGCTGATAGCTAACAATAATATTATCTCCAGACCACGCAGCTGATACTGAGGTAACTTCATTTGGTGGTGTTTGGTCTACTAATCCTATGACTGATGGTGTTATTGCTTGTGCTGCACTATATGGAGTATAGATTCCACCATCTGATGAAAATCTTGCTTTTACCCATCTTTTATTAAAGTTTGGAGTTATTATTACTGCTGGATTTAGTTGACTAAAAAATGTTCTAGTATATGTTACTCCTGTTGGTTCAACGGTTGCATTAGACTCATACTCAACAATTTCAATTCCGTCAAAAACATCTTGAGTTGGAGTTGTATAAGAAACGCTATATCCACTTGTAATTGCTGTAATACTTATTACTGGTGTTGGAAGATCTAAAACATATGATGGAACAGATGGAGCGCATATGCTATTGCTTATATTATTTAATGGATCTCCAGTGAGTACACATACTGAAGAAAAGCTTGTTCTAAATACATTAAACATTGAAGTAATCATTGATTTAGTTACTGTTATTGTTTGTGCAGTTTGTGTTGTATTTGGAACAAAAGTATTTACTGGGGTTCTTTTGGTTACTCCACCTGAAGTAAGTTCTACTATAAACTGTGAAATTGTATCATTAAGATCATTGGAATAATCCCAATCAAAGCTAATAACAAGATCATTTCCAGACCATACTACAGAAACATTAGATGGGTCAGTTGGAACAATTATAACTGGACCAGATCCACCAGGATAAGTTTTTGGTGGTTTGTTTCCCATTGGTGGTATTACTACACTTTTAAAGTCTGGTAGCAATGGTGCTGGTGAAGTTCTTGCAGCAGGGTTATTTACATTTCTACCACCAGTAATCAATGACTTTCCATCAAGACCAACAATATCAATTTCAGAACCTTGACGTGCTTTTGTCTGTCCTATTTTACCTGGCTTTAATCTTGGATCATCAACACCAATTGGTACAGTTTGGTTTTTACCAACTGACTTACCGCTTGTATATTTTGACTTCATTTGGGCCTCTTAGTTACTTTGGCCCAATTGCCATCCAGTTTACAAAAAATGTTCCAGTTATTGCTATTCCAACGCTAGAAGTACTGTTTGGATTCGTAACTCTATATGTAAATCCTTCTTGTGTTACAGCCACAATAGTTACAACTATATGTGAGTTCCAAGGAACTTTTGTAGATTGTGTGTTTTGTATTGTTGCAGTAACGATTGGAGGGGCATCAAATGATGATGCTCCAGATACGTCATCTGCAAAAACAACGTCTCCATAGTAAACATATTTAACATTATTGCTTGCTATTTCAGCGGTGATCGTAGTTAGGTCTGGATTAAATTTGTTCTTACCAAAAACAATCTTTTGTGATCCTGGATCATACTCATGAGATAGGTCAGACTCGCCTTGCCAATTTGTCTCGCCTGTACCCTGAATTCCAAAATTATTAGTGATTGCGGTGATGCTATCGCTATGCTGATTAACAACATTAATAACTTGCTGCCATGCAGCAACGTCTATTACGTTTGGATCTGATATTTTAATGTATGACATTATGATCTCCTAGATTTCAATTATACCACAGCCATCCTGCTAATCTAATCTATTCATTTTGATAGATGTTGAAAGCCCATAGTCAAATGAGTGGGATACTGACTGAACCATATATCGTTGATCCTCAACACCATTTAGTGAATAGCTCAGACCTACTATATCTCCTACCTGAATTAGTGGGTTTCCAAAAATATTTAAAGTTACCGTTTTTGAAAACCCATCTAGCCCCATCTCAACAATTTTTAACATTTTGTATGCTGCTTCTTTTGATTGAATCCATTCAGAGTCTAGTTGAAGAACTTCTGACATATTGGATTGATCAACAACCTTCTCAATAATCTCTGGATCTGATGGAGCTACAATCTCATGTGTCCATAAGTTAAAGTTAATAGTAAACTGATTAAGCTCATCAGACTCTTTACGTAAGAAAACCATATGAGGGGAATTGTTTGCTACGGCTATCTTTGCTCTAAAACCAGTATTGATTGGGGTTGAATATGCTAAAGAGTATTCGTCAACAATCTTCTTTTGATAATTTTTTTGATCTTCTGGTTCATTACCTGGAAAGTAGTACCACATATATTCAATTGGCAAAACATCAACAGACACTGCAGCTGGAGTTGTATATTGAACATCATAGACATTAATTCCTGAAATTTCTGGTGTTGTCTGCATAATATAACTTGGAGACAAATTAGATAGACTTTGATTTTGTATTAAACCATTTAGAAATTCTCTGTCTTGATAGAAATAACTCACACTTCTTTCCTTTAAAGGTTTTTTAGTTGCATGTATTTCTCTTAAAGATGATGCATGGTTTGAATCAGAGGCTGGGAACTGTAGCGGTGGCTCTAAGCCATCTATTGGATTAGGGGCTGAAGATGATACAAAACCAAACTTTGTATCAAGAACCATGTCATTTGCTACAGATGGTTTTCTTCTCATTCCAGTTAATGGATTAATGCTTGTTGGCTTATAGCCTGTTGCACCTGTTTCAGGATCTGATGGGTCTCCAGGAACTTGCCAGCTAGTAATCTCAACATTATTTAAAAAGACAGAAAGAATGTTTCTACTTATTTCCTCTGTTCCATCTTCACCATCTGATCCGTCAGAAATATATCTAACCACCTTTAAGTTAAATGCATTATCAGTTACATAGTCATACTGATATTTATTGTCAACTTTGGTTTTATTAATTATTTTGGCAAAATTATTTGTTATGCTCTGGCATTCTCCAGTTACATCAGACCAAGCAACTATATATCCATCAGTGCGGATTGTGAGTGCGTATCTATATCTTGGTGGATTATATAGGTTAACGCTTCCTGGCTCTAAAATATTGTACTTGATTAACTCAACAAAATATGCCCAATCAGTTGATTCATCATCTTTCATATTAAAGAATAGTCCTGCTGTTGTTACAGCTTGATCTGGCATGTCAAACTTTACTGAGTATGTTTGATACCCTATGTCAACTGCATCTGATGGATATATAAGCGTCTTGTTGTTTCCGAATGTTTCAACTCTAATTTTATCAATACTTGGCAAGCTATCAGTTATCTCACCACTACTTGTTTTACTGTTAATTATAGAAGCATCATTAGATGCTGATACATCAGTGTAATAATAGTTTATAGATTTTTCAGAAAGGCCTTTGCTTTCTAATGAAGTTATTCTTTTATGTTCTGCTGGTGCGGTACCAAACATTCCACGCTTGACATTTGTTATTTTTCCAGTTGGTGTTATTAAAATGTCTGATGTAGAGGCTGTAAACGCAGCACCTGACTTAGTTACTGGATCAAGAGAATGAGATGTAGTAAGTATTAAAAAGCTGGTGGCATCTGCATCAAGAACTGTTCCAGATAAATTAAACTGAGTTGGAACCATACCGCTAATACTAACCCTATCACCTATGGCAAAATTATTTTCTGCATAGTATGTGTTTATTACTCCGTCTCCTTCTGCATCAGTAACTATTGCAGACTTTTGAGTTAGACCAACACCGTACTGTTTAATAAATCTATTAATTTCTGAAGATAACTCAAGGTTATTTTTTACTGAAACCATTTCTGAAAGATTAGAGCTCATGTTCGTAAGCTCATACTCTTTATAAACAAAAGAAACAATCTCATTTTCAATAGATGCATAGCCCTCGTTATTCATATTGAACGTGTGAAAAATATCTAATAAGTCGTTATTGTTGATTTGAAATACGTTTGTATCTTCTGACATTTCAGCATTAAGATAATTAAATCCAACAGAATCTAAAGTTTGCTGTTGCCAAACCACATCATTTGAAGTTGTATAAATAAATGATGGAGAGTTTTTAATTTCTAAATTTGTAACATTTTGTAGAGATGGCGACTGTTTAATTTTTGGTGTTTGATATCTTAATGATATTTTTCCTGGCTTAGCGTTATTGGATATTGAAAATCCACCTTCTAAAATATTTGAGTCTGAGATACTAAGTGAGGTTGTTGCTGAAGACAGGATATCCTGCAAACTTAAAAACTTCATAATTCCATACTCATCAATATATGCGCCTATTTGATATGCAACAAAGATCTGGCTTAAAGCGTCTAAAACTGTTGTATCTTTTGAATTACAATAGTAATATGATAAATCTAATGGTGCTGACTTGTTATTACATATTCTATATAAAGAGTCATAGTCATAGTCTGTAAAACCAGCAAGATCTAATATGTTTGTTATTACTTCAAATACGGTTTTTAGACTTGCTACATAGTCTGGTACTGGTGTTGATTGTAGGTACCGTGAAATATCAAAACACTGAATACTTACATTGCTAATATCGTTTTCTTCCCATGTATCTGCATAAAATACACCGCCTGGAATATAGGTGTTTGAGCTTGGAACAGTTACGCTGCCAAGAGTTGCGTATTCAACAAGATTAAAGTTAATATAAATTTTTACATTTTTTCGCAAAAGGTTGGCAAGGATTGTTGATGTATTATTACTTTGACTAGAAAAAATAGGAACTATTTGTTCTCCAACAGGTTTTGTTATATCTAATCCTGGTATTCCAGAAAGGCTAATTCTTGCATCATTTGTATTGATTGAAGAAATTGGCAGTCCAGTTCCTCCAGCATCTAATGATTTATCTATGCTTATATTTTCTACAAAATCTGAAAGGTCTATTTCAAGTCTTGGTGAAACTTCTACTAGGTGCATTCTTTTTAAATCTAAAGATATGTTGGAGTTTTCATCTGATATTCCATTTATTCCAGATAAGGCTGAGTTTACTTGACTTGATGTCTGGGTAACTGTTATCTTTTTTATATTCCTTGAAATAGATAATGCTCCAGTTGAATCAAACTTTGGCATAGTTGACCATTTATCTGTACTCCAGGCAGATCCTGTCCAATATAAAACGACAACTCCACTGCTATCAACAACTATTGACTGAGAACTTGTTGACTCAGTTCCAGAGACAACAGAGGTTATAGAAACACTAACTGTTGGAACAGTCATTAATGTGTTAAACTTTAAAACAATTTTATTTGTAGGAATTATTTTTTCATATACAGCAGTAATACTTCTTGAGTTTGAGTCTGAAACAAAGTATTTATATGGTGCAATGTCAGATGGTAGGGCTGTCTTTATATTTGGTATTGTTGGTGCTGCAAGAAAAAACTTTGGGTTTTGTATGATACAACTAACTGGAGAATACTTGTTTCCAAAAAATCCTCCACTTGAAGACTCAGTGCTTAAAAGTTTAGAAGCTATTCTTCTGTAATTGGATGGAAAAGAATACTTTGAGTCTCCAGATGGTATGTATGACTCTCCTGGTCTAAAGTATGTAAACGCACTTTCAGTTGGAAATAAAGAATGGTTGTAAAAATCAAAAATAGTTGTTTCGTATACCTCTGGCACTGTGTACCGAACAGTTGCATTTAGATCATCTTCATCAGCACCACTGATAGTATTAGCTGTTATCTTATACACAAAAGAAGATATTGTATCTAGTATGCCAGAAGAACCTATGTAAGTAATAGCTTTGGTCCAGCCAAGTGAATCAACCTCTATATTTTCTGCTCCGTACTGAGTCTCTGATCCTTTAGCAGATGCTGTAACCATAATTGGTGTTGATCTATTTGTTTTGACATAGGTTACTATTTTATAAGCTTTTCCAGATAATCCAGAAAATGTGTATGATACTGATCCAGCACCGTCAGACATTATAAATTTTTTGGTTGTAAAATTTTCTTTTGATTCTGCAGGATCTGCATTTGTATCAGCTCCAGAACCAAGTATCTTTGTTCCTGTTCCTGCGATAGTTATATATGGCTGATTAAATAAGTTATGATTCCATTCAGCAGAAACTACTGGGATTAATTTAATTGAGTCTGAACCTGTAAATATATCTGAGCTTACGTTGCTGAGCATTATATCTCCGTAAACTCAATACTCATATCAACATAGTCTGACAACTTTGTTCTATTAATAATTGTTTTAGAAAAATTAGACATGAAGACAGAATATATTTTTGATCCAGTCTGAGAGGTAGCAAAAATACCAGATGGGATGCTACCAGCTACTGGATCTAAAGCAAGCTCTGAACTAACAATTTTTAGATAAATAGGAATTCCAGCATTTGAACTATAAAAAGACTCTAACCATGCTGCTCCATAATTACCGTCAACGCACTCTGATGTCTTAGATGGAACATACTTCCATGATGAAGATATTTTATTTTTTTGAGCAATAACGTACTTTCTCATTTTTCCATTAGCCATACGTGATTGTGCTTCAATGAGCTCTGGAGAAATATCAATTGGCTCTCTGTTATGATCTGTAATACTATACCATACAGTACCATTAAGAGAAACCTGTATTCCTGATTCTAATAGGTATGCCATTAGATTCTCACCGCATTACTCTTATTATTTTTATTAAGTTCAACCTTTAGTCGTCTAATAACTTCGTTTGCAACACCCTCTGGGCTTGCACTGTTACTTGTAATAGGCATATTTATATTATACACGGTACCGCCAGAGTTTGTGCTGATCTCTGCAGTTCCATTATTTACTGCATTCATTGCATTAATTCCATAGTCCTTTACAGATGATGCCTTTACAACAAATTCTCCATTTGAAACACGAATTGATCCTCCACCTGCATATCCAAGTGTTGCTCTAATAGAGTCAGATCGTCCTGTTCCAGGACCCTTGATAAGGCCTCCATTGGCCTTCTTAGGCAGTTTGGCCTTTTCAGCGCTAGTTAGTTTAGCTCCATCTTTAATCTCAGTTACTCTTGCTCTTAGAGCATCAATTTCAGCATCCTTTTTTCTTAATTCTGTCTCTTTGTTAAATTCCATCTGTACATTTCTTGACTGTTGGCCAAGCATTGCTGCCTCTATATAATTGCCAGAAATCTTAGCTTGTACTGCTTGACTAGCAAGGTCTTGAAGCTTCATCTGTAAATCAATTTGTCTTTGAACTTCTTCGTTTGCTGCTTTTTGTGCATTACGCTTAGCTTCTAGTTTATTAATCTCTTTTTCTAGTAGTTTAATATATTGTTCTTCAGCAGTTAGCTTGTCTTTGCCCTTGCCTGTTCCATCATCTGGGTTTTGATAATCTTTTACATCTGCTGCTGCTGGACTACTTGTTAATTTACCAAGTGCTTTTCTTGCTGCATCTCTTGCAGCATTAAAGCTCTTTATAACCTTTTCAGCATTATAAACTCTTATAGCGTCATCTGGACCAGAAACTGTTGTATTTTGTAATATAAGCATTGCTTCAATTGCTCCAGATAGTGCACCAGTTAATCCTAGAGCTTGAGCTTCCATTATGGCTAGCTTATTTCCTGTTCCAGTTATTCCTTGTGCTGCCTTTTGTAAGTTCTTTGGAAGAGCCTTCATCATTTCATTTAATAAGATAGTTTGTTCTGGCTTTGGCATTGTTGCAATAGCAGAACTTATTCTGGCAAATCCCTGAGCAAATTGTTCTGCAGAGATGGTTCCATTTTCTAGTTGTGCTCTTAAACCATTTATAAAACCATTAGCAGCATCTGCAGCTAGCTTAATGTTTTGTTTAGCTCCATCTGCATACTGAGTAATAACTCCACTAGCTCCTCTTTGAGAGCTAATAAATATCTGACTAATTCCAGCATCTATATCTTTAAGTATGGCTGTGAAATTTTTATCAAAATTTAAAATTCCTTTATCGGTTGATAGATCAATGTTAGCAAAATCAAACTTAAAGTCTGTTTTGCCAGACTCTTCCTGCAAGGCCTTTATAATTAAATCTATTTGCTCTTTAGCAAATCCAGAACCACGGAGCTGAATAGCAATAGAGTCAAATACTAGCTTAGCCTGCTCACTAGTTCCCTTTCTTAATGACTCAATGTCTTTCTTGAAGTCTTTTTGGAATGCTTCATTTGTCTGAAGCGAATCAATTGCGGACTGCTCCTGTGCATTGGCTCCAGTTGTCGTTGCATTATCTCTAGAAAGAAAATCAATTTTAGTAGGAACTATACCAAAGAAATCTCCAAGAGTCTTAAGCTTCTTTTCAGATACTGTTGCAGCATCGCCAAGACCTTCAATGGCAACTCTTTCTTTCTCTCTTAAAGCATTAACACCCTTGATAATAAGAGCAGTTGCAGCCATTCCAACCGCAACCAATTTAAATGGTCCTGGTAATAATTTCAAAACCATTGATAATGCTTGAAATCCAAATACCGCTGGCATAATCTTTTGAGCAAGCTCTCCCATTTTTCCAGGTAAGAACGCTGCTGCTATCATTGCAGAGTTTCCTGCCATACCAACTGCTGCACCACGTCCTGCAAACTTTGACCCAACTTTTCCTACTGCACCCTTTGCTTTTGACATTCTTGAAGGTGCTGCTAATATAGTTGTTCCACCACTAACATTTCCACCAACAGAAGAATTGCCTTGCTTAGCAAGTTTTCTGTTTTGTCTATCTATTGACTTTTGAACAGCAGTTGAATAAGCTCTTCCATCTTCTGCTCCATCCTTTGCAGCTAATGGATGTGGACTCTTTCTTTGTCTTGACTCTACATAAATATCTTTTAGACCGCTCTTATCTACACCAACCTTATATGCATTTCCAGTTTTTATTCCAGCAATCTCTGCTTGTTTTGCAAACTCTGCGGAGAACTTTGTAATGTCTCCTCTTAATCCTGCTAACTTTACTTTAACCTCATCTGAAAATTGCTTATAAACTCTTGCTGCATCTCCAGATGATAAACCAATTTCGTCTGCCATCTGATTAGTAATTTTAAATCTTGCATTTCTTTCATATGGAACATTTTCTGCACCGACAGCTCTTTCCATACCAGCATAGTACTTGCCAGACTTTCTAGCCTTTGTATATGGATCATTGCTTAGTGCTACTCTAGAATCATTTCTAGGATCAGTTACTGCAGTAATGTTCTTCATTCTGCTTCTAGCTTCTGCAACACGAGTATCTTGTTTTGCTACCTCTGAATATGCATCATCTACAAGCTTATCTATTTCTTCTGCAGTAACAGTTGCCTTACTACCTAGTTTTTTAAATCCAACCTTAATACTATCTGTAACCTTTTTATTAATTGTTCTAATTTCATCAATTGAAACACCAGCTGACTCTAATTGTCTTTGTAACTCAATATCTCTTGTTGCTGCTCCAGATCCTATCAAATCTCTCTTAGCTAAATCAATTGGTGCTGTTTTTCCACTACCAGTTTTTCCAACTGCTCTGTTTAATTCAGTAGATGTACCAATTACTTCGTTACTAAATACAGTGAAGATTCTGTCTAGCCCACCTTCAACTTCAGCAACCATTGTTCTTATTTGTCTAGCAAATGCAGTATCAAGTCCTTGAACCATATTGAGCAAATCTGCTCCAGATCTATACTCACTTCCACCAAAGTGAGCTGCTGCAAATCCTCCTGGAATATCAACAGCAGTTCCAGTTCCCAAGCCCTTACGATATCCAGGTATATTATCTGCAATCATCCCATTAATGAGACCACCATACTTCTTGCTCATCTTTGTTGGGATTACTGTTTCTCCAGGCATTAATAATGCTAGTTCTGAATCTTGATTTCCTGTACCGCCAACTACTGCAGGCTTACCTTCTGCTCTCTTCTTAATTGGTCCACGACCAACAGGCATTCTGGTTGGCATAAAGTTATTTTGAGCTGCAATTGCTCTTGCATATGCTGCAGTTAATTTATCTACTGATGCTGCTTCTGCTGTAAATGTTTGTGCAAGTGTTCTATGAACCTGATCAAGTGAAGCTGCAACAGCTGCAGCATTTCTCTGCTCAAGAGTCATATACTTAACTTCAGTACCTAAAGTTGCAGATGATTGACCAGTTTTATTAAACAAAGTCTTCATTGCTGTAAAGCCCTTGATTATATTTGCAACTCCGTTTGCAAGCAAACCAAATGTCATAAGCAAGATTGGTCCAAGACCAGCAATTACGGCTGTCAAGGTTACAATTATTTTCTTAGTACCATCACCAAGATTATTAAATCTATCTAATATTTTTGAAACAAACTCAGCAATTGGTGTTACTGCCTTTAAGAATTCTTCACCAACTGGTACCAATGAAAGCTTTAGATTTTCAACAGCACCCTTAAACTTGTTCATAGCAGACTCTGAAGTCATTCCTAATTCTTTTTCAGATAGCGATGCTAGTTCTTGAACAGATGATCCAGCCAAATCAAGAACACGGGCTGCCTGTGTTCCTTCTTTTGTTACGTTTGCAAATAATGTAGAAAGACGAGAGAACTGGAACTTACCAAACATCTGCTCAATAGCCTGTGCTCTATTAAGAGGATCAAGTTGATTAAGTGCTGTAGCAAACTCAATAACAGTTTTCTTTAGATCTCCCTTATTGTCAACAACAATTTTCTTTGCATTAATTCCAAAACCTTCAAGCATTGCTGCTGCTTTACCAGTTGGATTAATTAAAGATGCAAGACCAGACTTAAGTGCGTTAGCACCTTCTGATGCATTGATTCCGCCTTCTTTCATTGCAGTCATGAAGAATGCTAAGTCTTTAACATCTCCACCAAGCTGCTGAACAATAGGGGCTGCCTTTGGAATTGCTGTTGATACATCGTCAAGAGATAATACAGTCTGGTTTTCTACTGCGTTAAGGAAGTCAATTGATTCTGCAAGATTTTCAGAGGACATTGAGAAAGCATTTTGTAGAGCAATTGTTGTTTCAAGAGCTTTTTGACTATCTACTTGTCCAAGAATAGAAAGTTTTGTTGCTGCAGTTGTTTGTCTTTGAAGATCTAATCCTTGAAAACCTGCTGCTGCAGCTTCTGCTGCAAGGCCAACTGTTTGTGAAACAGCTATTCCATATTTGGTGAATTGCTTTCCAAGCTCTGTTATTCCCTCTAGTGCTGCTTGTGTTTCTGATGCTGGTGTGAATAAATCTCCATATACCTTTTTAAATCTGATAGCCTGTGTTTCCATATCCATAAATGTTTTTGATGCTGCTGCACCAACACTGATTAATGGAAGTGTAAAACCAACCATGAGCTGACGACCAGCCCACTGTGTATTCTTACCAAAATTAAGTAGGTTTGTAGAACCTTGTTTTAAAAGCTGATTAAGTAATGCTTGCTTTTCAGAAGCAATCATTGTCTTTGTTGCAAGATCATTCATATCCAGAGATAGTGGTCTTACAGCAATTGCCTTCATTGCACCGTTTGCATCACGGCCCATCTTAATATACTGTGTTTGAAGGTCTTTTACATTTTCTCTAGCAACCTTGTTTATTGTTTCAAACTCAGACTTAAACAATCTACCAAAGGTTTTTGATGCTCCGCCAGCATATCTAAAATATTCTCCAAGTGAGAACTTATTTTTTTCTAAAGAGTTTGTGAAAGATTCAGTAGTTGTTCTTATTGTTTTCATCTGGGCAGAGAACTTGCCCGTAGCATTAATTGAGTTGATTAAACCTTGCTGCATTTGAGCAGTAACTGCATTTGCTGCAGCACCACCCTTTGCCATTGATGTGTGAAAAGCTGATATCTGTCTCTGTAAGTTTTTGATATTAGCCAGTGCTTCAGCAGTATCAATACTTACCTTAATATTGGACTGAGCATCAGCCATTCACTACACCTCTTTATTTAATTATTATTCATCTGCATTACTGGCGAAAAGTGTTGCTGCTTCAGAAATTGGAACTCCTGATGCTACTTCAACAATCTTATACACAGTAGGCAAATCAATATTCTCTTCCAGTGCAGCAATATCTGATGCTAGCTCTGGCTTATATTGTTCCATTGCGATTAGTACACATTCCATAAGTAGATTAATTGACTTCTCGTTGTCATCTACTACCTCTGCAATACCCTCAAACTTTTTCATAAACTTTCGTAAAAGTGAAATCTTAAGCGGTCTTAGAGTAATTTCTGTACCATCAATTAGCTTAATCTGTTGTGATTCATAAACAGTTGTTGCCATGTTGATCCCTCCCTAGGTTTGTATCAATTATACCATGAGAGAGGGGTCTCTTGCGTCTTCATAATCAAGACCCATACCAATCCCAAACCCTGCTTTCTTAGCATTTTGTCCCTGTAATGCAAGCACATCATTACTATCTTTTGTTGCACCACCACTAAACACTCTTGCTTTAAGATTTTCCCATTCTTTTTGACCACGCTCTTCATTGTTAGAGTCTTCAAGATCAACACCTTGTATTGCTGCAAAGAACTTTTTTTCTTGATAATCTAATTCTCTTTTGCTAGATATAATTGCCATTATTTCTGATAGAGATAATGACTCTTCTAGCTCAGAATAATCCTTCCATATACCAAGCAAAAATACCTCAGACTCTAACTTGGCTAAGTCAAAATCTTCCCATGATGGTCCTGGATCTCCCTTTTGAGCTTGTGTCTTTACGTCTTCCTGTGAGTTTTCACCAACTTTAATATTTCCAGCTATTTCTAAAATCTCATGAACTGTTGGCAAATCAATATTATCTTCTAGATCTTCTATGCTTTTAGATATTGATGGATAATATTGTTTCATAGCTATTCTTGTGCATTCTAGCAAAACCATCATGGCTTCGTCATCATCTGTTGTATATTTAATCTTATCAAAAGCATCCATGAACTCTCTAAGATACTTAATCTTAAGAGGCATTGTTTGTATCTCTGTACCGTCAAATAAATAAATATTTTTGGTTTTATATATTGATGTAGCCATAGTCTATTAAGTTTACCACAAAAACAACAAAGCCCACCTCGTTATGAGATGGGCTAAGTCGTATTATTAAGTTGTTATTATGAAGCGTCGCCCCATGTGCGATCTACGATCTTACCGTATGATCCACCATCTTCTGGAAGAAGACGGAATGAAACCTCAAACATTGAAGCTTCGTCACGCTTAGCAGATACTGTTACGTTCTCAATTGAGAGTGCACGGTATCCAACATAAACACGCTCTACATATGCAGAGTCTACGCAGTCACCAGTTCCTGGTCCAATTGCAACGATTCCTCGCTCAACTGGGCATTCACCGATATCTCCTGCTGACAAGTCCATTGTCTTGTCTCCGTTAAGTTCTGTAGTAAGCTTTGAATCGCTATATGCTAGAGCCAATAGAAGGTTCTCTAGTGTAGCTTCAGCAAATGCTGTTGCAAGATTAACTTGCATTCCCTGCTTATAAAGCTTAGCAACGTCAAGAATTTGGTCAACCTGTACTTCACCGAAGTCAGGCTGGAACTGCAATTCAAGACCGTTCATAGTGTAACCTACGTTTGTGTAGTCTGTATCAGTTGCCAGAGTTTCTCTGAATGATTCAGCGTTAACAAATGCTGGAAGAGCGTTAGCTCCTGTAGGTGCCAATGTAGTGTCTGCAATAAATAATGCTGCTGCACCAACGATAATGTTGGTAGACGTTCCACGACTATATGCCATTTATTCACCTCTTTCTGTAAAAATAGATATTAAATTGTACGGCGTTGTGTTTCCTCAAGTCAATTATAACAGTGTTTTATAGGATAATCTTAGTGGCTAATTTAGCCTCTGGCTGCCAGTCGTTTGAGGTTAGGTCTGGCATCTGGTGGTACTCAAAGTCAACAATTATCTTATTACCGCCATAGGTGCGAGCTGTTCCAAAGTCAATAATATCTCTGGTCTCCTCAAGCTGGTATACCTTGAAGCTATGGAAATAGAACATGTTGTCAACTACCTCTGTAGGGCTAAGTCTGACTTGACGATTGCTACACCAATTGTTGACCTCTTCTGCTGACTCATTAAGGCGATCCATAAGCCTTAAAACAGATTCCTGTACCTGAACCATATTTTCTATTGTATTTTCTGCTGTTGCATAAAAATAGTACATGATTTGCTCAGACTTAATATGTGGAAAACTCTTACGATTCATTTTAATCAGTCTGTCCCAGGTAGCCATAACTCCGCCCTCTGGAAAACCTTCAGTTAGGTTGTCTATTGCTGATGGTGTTGATGGGAAAAAAGGAAGTCTAGAAATACCAGTTAGCTCTTGAACCTTTACCTGTAAATATTTATTGATCCATAAAACTGGAGTATTTAGTGTTGAGTCATTTGCCATTATCTAATCCCCGCATTCGCTATCCATCTATAACCTACTTGATATCCTTTAATCTTGCCAGATGATTTGCCTGATGCAAGATTCTTTCTGTAAACATCTGCATTATTAAAGTATTGGTAAATACCACTTGATTTTAAGAATGCTTGAGTAAAATATCTAGTAAAAAATGTGTCAACTACTTTTTGGAAAGAGCCAGTTGTTGCTGTTCCTCCAGGTGACTGTACTACAACCTCGCCTTTAGTAAAGACTGTTTCTCCACCATCTTCAAAAACCAAGACGTTTGACTTCTTTGGTCTTATGGTTACTGGAGTGCCTTCTTCCATTATTTTTGCCTTGTTATAAAAAGGTACTGATGAGCCATCTTTAATTGATGTTGATTGCTTAAATGTTGACACAAACGAAAGGCCAAGGTTGCTTATTGTATAGTTTATATCGTATAGACGTGCATCAGGACTTCCCACTTTAGACCATTCATATATATGGTGTAGTGCTTCTGGATTTACCCTGGCATTTGAGTCTATATATTGTTCTAATAGTTCTTTTGTCATTACTCCAACATTATTTAAAAACTTTATCTTTCCTGCTTGTACGCCATCTAAGAATCCAATTGAGTAGTTCATGATATTCTTCATGTCTTTTTTAAATGCAGCGTCATTCATTAAAACCTTCATTATAGATCACTTGCCTGATTCTCTGATCGTCTTAAGACTACTTTATAATATTCAACATTTCCAAATGGTCCAACTATAGCTTCACTTGTTGCGATCTCATACAGTGTTGATCTTCCATCTCTTGGTCCAGATGTTTCAATATAAATAGCGTCTTGCTGTGCTGTTCTTATGTTAGTAACTATTACGTTGGTTATGGAATTTCTGTCATTAGCAGATGATACTCTTAGATCAGTCTTTGTTCTTCCTAATAAAATATTTTCTTTAGTAATATTAACATTTGGCTTTACCTCTTCTGATGCTGCTGATCCAGTAGGTGCAAAGTTACAGGCTATAGACCTATCAAGAATCCACTGCTTTTTTACGTTACCGTAAGCACCCTGCTCAACTATTGGATAATAGATGTCTGCAAGCATTGGGTAGATAAAGTCTGTTGTTTCGCATTGCATTAAATTATGCCTATCTTAGTAATGCTCTTCTTATACTTATCTAAAATCTTGTCAACAATCATGTTTCCTGTACCGTCAAAAACAGTCTTATCAAACTGAATCTTGAACTGGTCAGTGTTGTATGATGTTACATAACGCTTATAGTAGTCAAGCTTTCCACACTTAAGGTCATCAATAAGAAGTTTTGTAGCATACTCAATATCTGGCGGTACCGCTTTGTGACCAACATCTAGAACAAATGTATAGTCAAATCCTATTGGAAATGCAGTTCCTGCATAACCATAAAATCCTATGTTTCCTGGTGATATTGGTAATGTTATTGGTTTTGCCTCTGCACGATTATATGTATTTGCTTCTACTCTTTGAATTGCTGAGTTATCAAGTGTAACAATATATTCATACTTTCCAATATCTGGATCATCAATGTCATATACCAAGACATTGTTCTCGTAAACCTTAAGTACTCTGTTTAGGTCTTCCCAGATTGGAAAATAGTCAGTTCCTAGTCCTGTGGTTTGAACGATATGTTTGTTATTATAAAATCCGTCAGATACTACTGAATCAATAATATTTCTTGCAACAAGCTCAAGCATCTTATATTCTTGAATCTCTGTTGCTGTTGTTCCTAATGTACGGTAGTCAATATATGGTCTTAAAACATCAAGGTTGCTATCAACAACAATTTCGCCATCTTCATCTTTAACCTGAAATAAAAATGTTCTATCAAACTGAGCTTTTGCTCTTGGAATAATATACTCAATCTTTGATTGAGAGTTTGATGTTACCTCAATATTTTCATATGAGTGATCAACTAGATCTTCCATGTAGATCGTATAGTCAGTGTTTGCATCTGGAACATCCCAGGACGTTGTAATGGGATATGGTGGTATTCTTAAAACTTCCATGGGTTATTTACCGTATGCTCTCTTCACTTCTTCTGGAGTTGCTGTACGAACAGACTTGTTTGTTATCCATTGTTCTGCATCCTCCTTAGTGACTATGTTATACCCCTTAGTCAATGCCCCAACACCAGTCCAGTTCAGATTACGCAATGAGTATACAGCAACCTTTTCTTTTGGTGCTTGTTTCTCAACTACTATCTTGTCTGTTTCTTTTGGAACAAAACTAAAAATTACTTCTAAAATATCATTTTTTGTGCTTACCCCAAATAGGTCAATGTTATTTTTCTTTGCATATGACTTTAGTTCAAAGACAGTTTTACTTTTTAATTCATCTATTAATGACATTGTATCCTCCACTGCTATTATATCAGAATATGACTAAGGGAGACAGTTTTTACGCTGTCTCCCCT